AAGAATCCTTGGTATTCCTCCGTATTCCAGAATGAGGTAGCCACTCTTGGAAGGCTGATGGCAGAGAGGTATGGCTATGATGCTGCCACTCTTCCTCTCAGAGCTTTCCAGGGAATGACTCACAGAGGCTACAATGATGCAGCATACTATGAACTATTAAAGAAGAAATAATGGCGAATACAGTCTATACCGAGAGTGTAGTCACTCTTAATGGAGCTCAGGCAGAGGCCACTCTGAATTCCCTGAAATCTTCTGCCGATGACCTCCGGAAGAAGATGATCGAGGCTACCAAGATTGGTGACACCGAATCTGCTGCCAAGTACCAGAAGCAGCTTGACCAGATCAATAAGGCCATGAAGGGCATCAAGCAGGAGACCAAGGATTACTCCGAGCTGATGAAGAATCTGAATGGTGCCAATCTGAATACTCTGGCCAAGGCCTATTCCAATCTGAATAAGCAGATCAAGAATCTCACTCCTGGCACCGATGAATTCATCAAGAAGAGCCAGCAGCTCCAGCAGGTGAAGGCCAGGATGGATGAGATCCAGCAGGGCATCAGAGGCACCAATAAGACTCTTGACTCCCTGAAGGGCCTGCTTCCAAAGGTTGGCCTCGCTACCTTTTTTGCTGCTGCTGCGAAGGCTGTAGTGCAATTTGCCAAGGATGCCACCACTCAGACTCAAGCAGTGGGAGATCGGTGGCAGCAATTCACTGAGGGCATGAAGAGTGCCTATCAGTCTTTTGTGGCAGACCTTTCCACCGGTGCCGGATGGAAGGAGCTCATTGCAAATATGACCAGTGCCTATAAGACAGGTAAGGAGGTAGCTGCCATGTTAGATGAGCTCTTCGAGAGAAGGAATGCACTCACTCTCCAGGAGGCAGAGTATAATTCTGAGATTGAAGAGCAGAAGCAGATCATGAGAGATGTCACCAAATCGGTGAAGGAGAGATTGGATGCCTCAGATCTTGCCATGAAGAAGGAGCAGGAGCTGGCTGCTCTTCGAGAGGACATAGCCAAGCAGGAAGCGGATGCCTATAAGAAGAAGCTGATGGATAGGACCAATATGGATGAGGCAGAGCTCCAATCATACATAGCTGAGTATGAGCATAACCGAGAAATAATCAAGCAGGCACAAGACTATCAGCAGAAGATATCGGATGCCGAGAAGGCTGTCAAGCATCTTCGGAGTGCCTACTCTATGGATGCCAGTGCTGGCACCTATTCTTTGCTTCAGCAGGCAGAGCAGGACTTGGCAGATCTCAGAGCATCCTCCTCTGAGACTTTGGAAGAGTGGGCAGCTATTGATAAGAAATACCAGAAGAGCAATGATGAGCTTGTGAGCAACTATGTGCAGGCTCTCGCAAAGCAGAAGAATGCCCATGCTGACTACTATAAGACCACAGCTAGGACTGCATCCACCAATGCCTCCCTCCGGAAGCAGCTCCAGCAGGAGCAGGCCAAGGCTGTAGAGGATGCCTTCCAGAAAGAGGTGGATGCCTCTGACCGGCACTTCAAGGAGCTGCAGAATCAGGCCAAGCAGGCCTATGCCAATGGTGAGATATCCGAGCAGCAGTACCAGAATCGGCTGAACAGCATCCAGGAGCAGTCCCTCAGGGCCAAGATTGCCATTGGCGAAAGGTATAAGAAGGACACTCTTGAATTCCAGTCACAGCTTCTTGACATGGCAGTGAAGGAGCAGCAGGAGCTGGAGAAGATGCTCAAGCAGGCTGAGGCCGATGCCGAGAAGGTGATGGATGAGCTTTCCAAGCAGGCACAGGCCGAGATTGATTCTGCAATGGCCGAGCTGGATCAGGAGATGCAGGAGCAGATTCAGCACCTTCTCGACCTGGCAGAGCAGGCCAATGAGGTGAAGGCTGCTCTGGATCCGAGCACTGCTCTTGCACAGCAGCTTGAGACCGAGATGGCATCTCTCCAGGAGATGTACGATAATAAGCTGCTCTCTGAGGAGGAATTCCAGCAGGCAAAGCAGCAGCTCATCAGAAACTTCGCCAAGGAGAATCTCAATATCGAGCTGGATGGATGGATGCAGGGAATCGAGGTAGCCTCCCAGTATTGTGACAAAGTTGGAGACATGGTGTCTGCTCTCCAGGATGCAGAGCTGGCTGGCCTCGATGCACAGATGCAGGCCGAGCTGGCTGCTGCCGGTGACAATGCCGAGGAGAGAGAGAGGATTGAAGCAGAGTATGAGCAGAAAAAGCTGGAGACTCAGAAGAAGTATGCAGTGGCCGATATGGTCATCTCCATTGCAAAGACTCTTGCTGCAGGTGCCCTGGCAGTCATGCAGGCCTTTGCACAGCTTGGGCCTATTGCCGGTGGTGTGATGGCTGGAGTCATCGGCATCACTACTGCTGCAGAGATTGCTACAATCATTGCTCAGAAGAATGCCATCATGAATGCTTCTCCTGGATCTTCCGGCTCCGGATCTTCCCAGATAGGAGCCAGGGTGGCCACCGGATACTCTTCCGGAGGATACACCACTCAGGCATCCAATGACTACCAGGAAGTGGGTGTAGTGCATGCCAATGAATGGGTGGCTCCGGCATCTATGGTCAGATCCAATCCCATCCTCTTCCGGAAGCTGGAGATGTCCAGAAAGACCGGCACTCCCATCTCCGGTGTAGGTGGCTTCGCTGATGGTGGTATGACATCGGGCACCACTGCTCCTGTGGACCAGGCTATCAGCCAGATGGATCCTGCCATTCTCGCACAGCTCACACAGGTGCTGCAGTATATCATCGACAATGGCATCCCTGCCTATGTGCTGCTCTCTGATATCAATAGAGCTCAGGATCTGCAGAGAAGTATGAAGAAAATCACCAGCAAGACATGAGACTAGTCACCGATAAAGGAGAGCTCACTCTCCCTTCCGATTTCAGCTTTGAAATCGAGCAGAATAGTGCCTTCTTCTCCGAGGAAGGTGCTGCTTCTATTACAGCTACCATACCGGCCACTCCTACAGACCAGGCCAAGCTGGGATTCCCTGCCAGGCTGGCCAGGAAGGATAGATTCATCAATACCTTGAATGCTTCCATCCAGAAGGGTGTGTACCAGAAGCATGGCCAGCTTGTGATTGCCTCTTCCGATGAGAGGTCAATCACCTGCACAATGGCCCTGGAAGATTCTGACCTGTACACTCAGTACAAGGACAAAAATCTGAAGGAGCTATTCTCCAACATTGTGAGGACCGAATACTCTACTCCACTGGATTGGTCTGACTTCCTGATGAAGCTCTATCAGGGCCGAGCCACACAGCAGCAGGCTGCTGCCTTCTCTGACATCTGCCTGTGCCCAGTAGCGGTCAATTACAATGAAGAGAAGGCCTCTTACCAGGTGAACAATGAGCCGAATAAAGGCAGCTCTCACAATGGCTTCTATGACCTGTACTATGAGCACCGGATTGTAGAGGAGGGTGGCAGCAGAGTGACGGTGCCAGATGGCTATGGCATTTCTCCCTTCCTGAAGCTGTCAGCTTTCTTCTCCAGACTTTTCGAGCTGCTTGGGTATTCGGTGAGCCAGAATTGCTTTACCAATTCGGCTCTCTCCAGCATCATCCTTCTTCACAACTGCTCCGATGTGGTCTGCAATGGCAAGATTAACTACTCGGATTTGGTACCGAATAAGACCGTATCCGAGATTCTTGACTGGATGAATCAGAAATTCCATGCCCAGATATCGGTGAATCCGGAGCAAAAGACTGTGGACATCCTTCTGCTGGAAGATATCCTCTCTGCTCACTCAGACCATGACCTCACTCCAGAGGTGCTGGGCAATCTGAATTTCTCCTACAATGGCAGCTCCAGGGTGACCATCACTCCGGATACTTCCCTGGATGGAGCCAGTGCTGCAGATGAGACAGTGCTTGATATCATCAGCAAGTATGGTGGATGGGTAGAATGCAATGAGGATGAATTCGGAAGGCTCACCAATGAGACCTTTGTGCTTCGGCTGGCCACCGGCAAATTCTATGAAGTAAAGGATGGTGTGGCCAAGCTGATCGGGACAAACTACTTCAAGTATGACAGGAAGAATGCCGATGGTGCAGAGGATTTTTCTCCGGAGGATCTTCTGCCTCCTATGGTTTTTGTGAATGGCATTCTGATGCCGTACATCGGAGAGAGGAAGCACCGGAATACTACCTACAAGGACTCCGATAAGGACCAGGACCAGGATATCATCATAGCTGAATATGTGGCACTCTCTTCCAATCAAAAGTATAGGTATGCCACCACTCAGAAGTATGATGACACTGGAGCAGAGAGGACCGGAAGGTACAATCTTACTGCCGAGGACATGTACTTCCAATTCTTCCAGGGATATGGCAATGTCATCCTGAATAACAAGATAGAAGTATCCGGCAAATTCAATCTCAAGATTGAGGATATCTTCCGGTACAATATGTATGCGCTGAAGCACCTGGATGGGCAGAAGCTGCTCCCCACATTTCTGAAGTATGAGGTGGGCCGGAAGATACAGTGCCTGGAGGCAAAATTCATTCTGGTCAAGACCTTTGCCAATGGGCAGTCTGACCAGCCAGTGACTCCTCCTGAGCCTACACTGGTGTGGCAATTCAACAACTCAGAGCTTGAGGAAATTGAGGATGGCTTCCCTGATCCTGGGATGGGCATTGATAGGTGGTATCAGTGGAATAGCAGTGACCAGTACAAGGTGCTGCAGCCTCAGATTGAGCTCCAGCCACCGGCATACCGAGGCCAGAAATCTCCGATGATCCACAGAATCATCGACATCTGGGAAGAGGATACCAGAGGTGCCGGTGAGGCTCCTCACATCATCCAGTCCGGTGTGACCTTCGATCAGTGGTATGATGCGGTGGCAAAGGCCATATAATGTCCGATATGGTATTGTGCTTCAGTAGTAAATTTGCGACATGGCAACAGTAACACAGAGACCTGACAATCTCAGCCTTCTGAGGAATCTGAAGAGCTACAAGATTAACACTTCAGCAGCTATCACCTTCAAGCTGCTGAAGGGCAATGATACGGTCATCGAGGAGACCTACCATCCGGATGGCACCAATGTGGTGACCATCGACATCCAGGAGGTGGTGGCCCAGTATCTGGAAGTGCAGCTCCCTGACTACAATATAGCCTTCAACCAATCGAAGGCTGCTGCCACCTTCACCACTCAGGTGGATGGAGATACCATTCATAGCTTCAAAGTGGTCTCCGGTGGTGTGCGAAAGCTGGCTGTCACTCCGACTGACTTCCTCAAGGCAAACTGGCTCACATGGCAGCCTCAGACCAAGAAGGTGAGATGGAATCAGCAGGAGTATCTTACATACTATTTCACTCAGGATGGGGTGGTCAAGGTGAGAGTGTACCTGGCCTCCGGTCCTTACACCTTCACTCTTGCTACCGGCACTTCCGGCCAGTGCCTGTCCTTCAATACTGAGATGGCTCACATCTTCCAGGAGAGTGGCCATGAGCCGGAAGAGCTGCAGGGATACTTCGACATCTGGGTAGAGGATACCGAAGGCACCAGGCTTTCCTATGTGCAGAGGTATATCTTCCAGCCTGCCACCAGGGAGGAGCACTACTTCCTTGCAGTGAATTCCCTTGGCGGTGTGGATACCTTCTGCTTCACCGGTGCCAGGACCATCAATCCATCCATCGAGCATGACTCTGCCAGCCAGGCCGGAAAGAAGATAGACATCACCAATTCTCCGGAGAGATCCTGGAGCCAGAATACCGGCCACTTCGGAAAGAGTGAATCGGTATGGCTGTGGGAATTCTTCTCATCCTCCAAGCAGTGGGGTGTGGTGGATGGCAATCTGGAAGAGATTGTGCTTGACACATCCAGCATCCAGGCAAAGGACAGTGACAATGTGAACACCAGCAGCTTCTCCTTCTCACTTTGCGAGGAAGGGAAGCTCCTGAAGATTCCGAGAAGCATAGAGGTGCCTCCGATCATCACAGTGCCGTCTCCTGCCGGTGAGCTTTTTTTTTTAGCACCTAGAGTAGTAGATTATCCGGATGCCAATCTGGAGGATTCTCTACTCTTCCTGGTGCAATCACCGTATGTGCAGGAATGGAAGAAGATTTCTCTTGGCACTCTAAAGGCTTGGATCAAGGAGATATTCACTCCCTATGAGGACCTCCCCCTGAGGCTTGAGATCCTTGACAGTGGTGATGGATTCCTTGCTTGGGGAGAGACCACTCATCTGAGCTGCAGGGTATGGAAAGGAAACTTTGTCGATGTGACCAATGATGTGACTGCATGGAGCATCTCCAGGGATTCCGGTGTGCCGATAGAGGATGCTGCATGGCTTCTCAAGGAGAAGGTGAGGCACTTCGATGGTGAGATTGACATAGCATTCACATCCCAGGAGAATGACCTTGGGGAGACCACCACTCAGCAGGGCACCACCTTCATCATCACAGCTAATATAGAAGAGCAATCGACTAGAGCAACAATAGTAATTTGATATGGAAATAGCAAGAAATCGAATCCGGAGAGATTATGCACCACTGACCGTCTCGGCCTCGCTGGTGTGTGATTCTGCCTACTCTCCTGTGATGCAGGTGTACAGTGCTGCCCAGAATGAGTATCTCCCTGATAGGACTCTTTCTCCCACTGTGCTCCGGCCTATAGTGAATGCTGCTGCCTCCGATGGTAGCTGGCCCACTCCTTCGGCCAATGCCCAGCTTGCCAATATGAAGTGGTATGTGAACAATGTGGACATCACCACTCTGCCTGCTTGGTCTGGCCTCTTTACCATTGACACTGTAGGATCCACCAGAGGCTCCATTGCCATCTACAAGAATCTCACTCCAGGCTCCGATGTGACCATGAGATTCGAGGCAGAGCTGGTGGATAACCGTCTCGGTGTGACCATCCCGATCCGGACCGATGAGATTACTCTCTCCACTGTGGATGCCTCCAATGATGGCTACAATATGAGTGTGGGAGAGGACCGGCTTCTACGGTACAATCCCTTCCTGGATAAGCTGCACCTGTATGACTACAAGGTGGCACATGGCCTCATTTCTCCCAGCTCTGCTGCAGAGGCTGCTGCCAGGGATGGGAATGAGTATCAGAGGAGCTTCCCCATCGAGGTATTCAAGGGTGAGACCAAGATCACATCCGGATACACAGTGAAGCTGTATAAGGTGAATTCAGATACTTCCATCACAGAGGTGTCATCTTCTGACTATGAGGTGGTCTCCATCAGTGCTGCTGCCATAGTGCTGGATCTCCGGCTCATCTCCAAAGCTGACTACATGGTGAAGGCCTTCTCCGGATCCACCGAGCTGGCCAGGGCCCAATTCTCCATCAATAGGATCTGGGCAGACTTCAAGGCTTCCCCCTGCAATGAGACATCCATCCTTCCGAATCAGACTGCAAGATTCGACCAGGCACAGGTGGACTCCGATGGAAAGAAGGTGGAGTGCCCTGAGAATGTGGTCAAGATAGTGTGGCACACTGCTACTGCTGCCATCAATGATGTGGAGCACAATGAAGGTGACACCACCGTATTTCAGCTTGACAAGACCGGCATCGGGAAGGACTATACAAATGACTGGATTGATGTATTCATCGAGGCCCAGCAGAAGGAGGAGCACAAGGTGGCCACCGATGGCACCGATGTGCTTACCGATGAAGGTGGTAATATCCTAATTTTCAACTAGCCATGAAGTACATCTTTGCATCCAAGGCCAAGTGCCTGCAATATGAGATAGCACTGAGGCACCATGTAGATAAGGGTGCCAATGTGGTGCTGAATGAGAAGGAAGTGGAATTCTGTCCCAGACTCTCCGAGGCTGAGACTCTTGAGGAGAAGGCTGCTCTCCTGGAGGGCACCATCTTAAACTCTGCTGCCGATATGATTAATTATATAAACAGCTAGCGATATGAATTACTCAGCACAAGGATCCATCACCATCAAGAGGCTCCGCAATGGGGACTCTCTCTTCATGAGCCTTGAGCTCAATGGGAAGCCTCTCTATCAGAGCTATGATGATCAGACCGATACTGTCTCCCCTGACTGGACAGTGGCTGCGAATCAGCCTATCATCACTCCTCATGTCTCCAGCACCAAGAGTGGTGCTGTGACCACTTCTCTCCACACCTGGACCTACAATGGTGTGCAGCTTGTTTTCAATGGTCAATCTTCCGGAGGATACACCGAGGATTCCACCGGCAAATTCGCCTTGAATCCAGTCAATGGTGCATTGAAGATCATTGCCAATCTGGCTTCTTCTGTCAATACTGCCAATGACACTCTCCAGTATGCCTGCGTGGCAACTGTGGCCGGAGTGGAATACAATCTCTCCAAGAGTGTGGATATCCAGATCCAGAAGGGAGGAGCATCCTCCTATTATGGCTTCATCAATGCTTCTTCCCTGCAGCTCGATGAAAGCCATGACTCTGTGACTCTGGCATCCGAGCTGTGGCTCTCTGCAGCAGCAGTGAGCAATTACTACATCAAGTGGTACAAGGGCAATACCGAGTGGGCAGCAAAGGCCGGTCAAAAGACCATCACTGTGACCAGGGCCGATGTAGATGGCTCCCAGCTCTTCATTGCCGAATTCTACAAGGCCCAGGGAGATACCAATTACATCTGCCGGTATGGTGTCTCTGTCATTGACACCTTGGATGAAATCATCCTGGTGCCTTACATCTATTCGGCCAATAAGGAGGTGGACACCAATAATCCTGTGGTAGTGAAGGCCAGGATTGTGAGGGCATCCACCAATGCTGTGCTCACTCCCAGCAATCCCACATGGGGATTCACCATCATGGATGGGGATACATGGACTGTGAAGGGCAGCAGCAATACTGATTCCATCACTGTGACTACAGCTCACACTGACCAGCCTGATGGCTCCACACATGATGTGGAAGTGCTGGCAGAGGTCTCCTTCGATTCATTAACTTAATATCATACAATCATGTCACTCAAAAACATTGCAACTGCTGCACAGGTCCAGAGCATTCTCAAGACCAACAGCATCCTTGTCGAAGTGGGTGGCTCTCTCCGGAGAATCACTCTTGACAAGCTCATCGAATCCATCAATGCCGGTGAAGAGGAGCTCCTCAGGTCAGTGGCCTGGGGTGTCCCCATCAAGCAGGCTTCTCAGAGCTCATCTGCCTGGGGCCGAGTGGGCAACCTTGACATGTGGGCACTCTACAAGAGCCAGAGTGGCCGATTCCTAGTGAAGAATAACGGTCATGCAGCCAAGCTCTCTGTGACCAATTCCGGAGTGTATGCCGATGGCACTGCTCTGAATGAGAATCTCGGCCATGTCATCAGCCACTTCCCGAAGCTCTACTTCAGAGTGCAGGAGGATGCTGTGACCGGCATTCCTTACCTGTGGATGAGTCTCATCCCCATCGGTGGTCACTTCATCCCTGAGGTCAATATCGGTTCCTACAAAGGCTCCATGTCAGGCTCTGCCCTGGTGTCTCGGAGTGGTGTGGCTCCTGCCGGATCCAAGACCATCGAAGCCTTCTGGGCAGCAGCTCAGGCCAATGGTGCCAAGTGGGGCCTCATCAACTACCAGCACAAGCTGCACATGATGATGATGCTCCTTTCCGAGTTTGGTAATCCCAATGCTCAGATGGTGCTTGGTAACGGTGTTACTGGTGACAACTCCGATGACTGGCAGACTCCTCTGAGCTGGAATCTTGGTGCCACCAAGAGCCTGGGTGATGCCTGTGGCAAGGTGGATCTCTCCTGGACCACTTCCGGTGGCACGGTTGTAACAAATGCAAACCATGTGAGCCTCTTCGGCATCGAGGATCCCTATGCTCTCCAGTGGGAATTCACTCAGGGCATCTACTGTGGCAACTCCGGCAACACCGGCCAGACTGGCAGCGAGGTATTCATCTATGAGGGTAACCGGATGCCTTCTGCCGGAGAGCTCGCCTCCCATCCCAATGGTGACTACCGGCAGCTCACTCGCCTCACAGCTTCTGGCTATATCCAGGAGGAAACTGTGGGAGAATTCTTCGACCTTGTGCCCAAGGTACATGGTGGTGGTGGCACATCCTATTGGGGGGACTATCACTATGCGAATGCTACAGGACAGGTGGTCTTCTGGGGCGGTTCTGCGATTAACGGTGCGAACTGCGGTCTCGCCTGTGCGTACTCGAGGAACGCCTG